TTGCTCATCAAGTTCGACGGTGTGAAAAATGCGGGCTCATACAAAAGCGAATGCTATGAGAATCCTCAAGAAGACACAAGCCTATTCAGAACACCTCCAGCTACTTGAAAGGGGACATATGGGAGAACTCGTTGATCTCCACGGCAAGCCAAAACCTGAGTTTGAGCAAATCACCGTGACCTTCCTCTGTCCGCCAGGGTTTGAACCGGCGGCGTTTCTCATCACGGCGCTGAACAAAGAAGGGCAGTCCTTCACCAATGCGCCGACTGAACAACCGTCGTTGACGTTGCGTTTGGCGACGTTGGCGCTGGACTTCGCCTCCCAGCATGCCATCGTGAAGATGCAGGCGCAGAGCACCATCATCAAGCCGCCACCTGGACCCATCCCGACGTTCCCAGGACCGGAAGGACGTGGATGAGTTGGACGACCTGGCCCAAGCGATCCGGCTCGCCTTAGAGCCGTTGAGCCCCCTGCATGGGTGGGAGTTCTGTGCCCATTGTGGCGCGACGGTCGGGTCGGGCAAGGCGCATGCGTGTCGTACCACGAATTGGGATATCCCAGGTTTCACGCATGATGCCAAGCGGAGAGCCAAGAGTTATGCGATTGAATGAGACCGGATCATCCTGGACGGCCAAAGACTACGGGATTTCCGTATTGCTTGTGGGATCGGGACTCTTCGCATGGGGACTCTTGATGTACGTGTCATTTAAGGCCTGGGTCTGGACCATCGTGCAGCTCGCGAAGTATTGGGGGTATCTGTGAGGAAATATGACATCGTGCACAATGGTAACCGCATCGATTCCATTGAGGCGCATAGCATCGAGGTCCTAGATAACGGGTGCCTGCAAGTGTACGTGGAGAACGATGATCATGACGGGCTTCGCGTTGCACGAGTCTACGCTCCAGGATCATGGACACGATGCACGGAAGAGGAGACGTCGAAATCGTGAGTCACTTTCGCTCCCAGAAGCTGATCGACTCAGCAGAAGACAAGCCGTGTGCAATTTGTGGTGCCGTCGGAACAACGATCGCGGCCCATGCTAACAGTGTTGCACTTGGCAAGGGAACCGGCATTAAGGTGCCTGACTACTACACAGCCTGGCTGTGTGATGTGTGCCATGCCATGGTTGACGGTCGGCTTGGCAAGCTCACGAAAGCGGAGAAGTGGGATATGTGGGTCACGGCCTATCTCCGCACGATCTCACGATGGTTTCAAGAGGGGATTGTCTGTGTTAAGTGACGACCTCTGCACCATCCTCTTTAAAGAAGCCGACCGACTCGCACCGGAGGAGATGTGCGGGCTGTTGTTTCCTCCGGAACTCTTTGTTGGAACCGCCAATATTTCAAGTATGCCGACGCAATCCTTCATGATTGACGCACATGAGTACGCCTTAGCGATGCATAAACATGGTGAACCTCGTGCGATTGTCCATTCCCATCCTGGCGAACGGTCGAACATATCATCGGCAGATTGCCGGTTAATGGACGCGCTACAACTGTATTCTCATTCGCTCGATTTCATCATCGTTGGGCTCAACCCGCGCACCATCAGGGTCTATCGAAAACAAGGCGATGCCTACACCTGTTTGTGGAACAAGGCGGATGTCCTGTCCTAAGTGTCAGGGTATGACGGTGCCGGAAGAGGACTTTGCCTGGCGTTGTGTCATGTGCGGGAAACGTGGTGCACCGGTCGATTCTCAGGAAGTCGTGGTATCCTGTCAACGATATCTGGAGCGGGTGAGAGTCGATGAGGATCAGAACTGGCTGCAATTCTGGAAGCGGCGGAGACTGAAGAAGGGATACGGGGATCTCTGATGGCGTTTCGCATTCGACTCGTTGGATTCCCAGCTCGATCCGATAGCCATTTGATTGTTGGGATCAACTCAGAATCGCCCGTAGCGATCTCCGTCGTCAAACATGATACCGAAATCATCGATGAGCCTATTTTCTTCTCTACCAATCGCCTACTGGCAAAGCAATTGATCTTCCGCAACCCAGATGGGTTAGTAGCGCTAGTAAAACCCATCGAGTCGGCGACGTGCGAATATGCCAGAATGATCTCTCCTGCTGGCGTGCAATGGGTGTACGGCCTCGGCA